CGGGTACTAAAATAGGTGCTACAACAAGTCAAAAATTTGCTTTTTGGAATGCAACACCAATAGTTCAACCAACAACAGCAGTAGCATCAGCAACCGTAGTTAGTGGTTCGGGCGGAAACGTTAAACACGATGACACTTTCGACGGATATACATTAGAAAAAGTAGTTAAGGCATTAAGGAATATTGGACTTTTAGCATAGTAAACAATTAAACAAATATAAAAATGAGTATTACAATTAAAGCAACACAAGACAAAACTATTTTAATTTCTGGAACTGAAATTGGATTAAGTGAAATTTACGGACGTTTAGAATTCGTTGGACGAGCAAACGGATTAACGTTAGAAATTGCAACGGGAACTTATGTAAGTAAAGAAACTTACGAAGAAGGTAAATTATTGTTTACGGACATTCCGTCAGGTAATATAAACGCAAGTTTAGAACTTGGCGAAGAACAAAGTTTAGAAACGGCGCACAAATACGCAAAGTTAGCTTATGAACAATTAGGTTACGAAGTTGAAATAAATTTATGATTGCGCTAATAATTCAACTTTTGGAATCGTCCGAACACTACGGGCAATCCGAAAATATCGAAATAGCAAAGGGAAAATACAATTTAGCCATAACAATAAAACAAGGTTGGAAAAAAGCAAAGCGACAAATAATTTATAATAAAAAACGAAATGGCTGAAAAACGAACGATTGAACTTGAGGTAAATTCTAACTTAGGCAATCTAAAACAACAACTTAAAGCGGCACAAGTTGAAGTTCAAACCTTGTCCGAAAAGTTTGGAGCTACGTCCGCCGAAGCAATACAAGCGGCAAAGGCAGCGGCTATTTTAAAAGACAAGATAGGCGACGCAAAAGCATTAACAGACGCATTTAATCCAGACGCAAAATTCAAAGCGTTAAGCGGTTCGCTTACGGGCGTAGCGGGTGGCTTTTCAGTTCTTACGGGAGCAATGGGAGCGTTTGGAACGCAATCCGAAGACGTAGAAAAAGCATTGTTAAAAGTTCAAAGCGCAATGGCTTTGTCTTCAGGTTTACAATCGTTAGGCGAAGCAAGGGACTCGTTTAAACAATTAGGCGGAGTTGTAAAAGATACGTTTAGCACTTTATCAAGTGAAAGCTCATTAGCGGGAAAGGCAACAAGTGCTTTAGGACCAATTTGGAAAGCCGTCGGATTAAGTGGTAAAACCGCATTAAACGGAATTAGAGCGGGAATAGCGGCAACGGGAATAGGATTACTTGTTGTTGCGTTGGGTGCGGTCGTTGCTTATTGGGACGACATTAAAGCATTGGTTAGTGGGGTTAATGGTACAATGCAAAAGAACTTAGATTTAAGTAAAAAACAAGTTGAACTCGCTCAATCCGAAGTTGAATTATTTGATTTACAAGAAAACTCTTTAAAATTACAAGGAAAAACGGAATTAGAAATAATAAGGTTGCGCCAAAACAAATTAAAATTACTTGTTAAGGAACAAGAAGAAGACATAAAATTAGCAGAAAATAAAAAGAATTTAGAAGTTGAAGCGTCCAAACGAAACCAAAAGTTTTTAAGCATATACATACAAGGTACTATAATGGGAATGACCGCAGCCTTTTATGTTATCACGGGAATAATTGACGGAGTTTCAAACGGAATAGTTTTTTTAATTAAACAATTAGTTTCGTTTTCTCAAGGTTTCCAAAACATAATGGTTGACGCGCTCGTTTTCCCAATTGAAACGGCATTAAAAGGAGTAAACGAATTACTCAAATTAACGGGTTTGTCAACGATTAATGTTAAGGAAATTGTTGGCGACATCAAAGGTTCAATAAAGGAAATAAACAAAGAAACAAATCAATTTGTCAAAGGATTAGAAGGCACTAATTTGACAGTTGGCTTGTTTAATTTAACCGCAGATTACGCAGCCGACCCGTTGTCGAAAATGGTATTTAACCCAGAAGAAGTAACAGCCGAGGGCGACGCTTCAATTAAAGCAATGAAAACCGAACTTGCTAAAAGCAAAAGTGAAATTGCGGGTGCGGAATTAGAAATACAAGGGATAAAAAAAGATTCAGCAGAAAAACAAGCAAAAGACAAAAAAGAAATTGATAATTCTTTAACTGAATATTACGACGCAATAGAAGCGGAACGACAAGCAAAAATAACGGACGCAAGGGAAAAAGAATTACAAGACGCGGCGAATAAATATGATGAACTTACTTTATTAGCGGACAAGGCGGGACAAAGCACGACACAAATAGATGCAAATTACAGGACGCAATTACACGAAATAAATAAAAAGTTTGACGATTTAGACAAAATAGCGAAAGACGAAAAAGCTATTAAAGACAAGGAACGTTTAGAAAAAGAAAAAACATTTTTAGAGTCAATTACCTTAACTGAAAACGAATTAAAATTACAAAAACTTGAGGAACAATATTTAGCCGAATCAATTTTATACAAAGACAATAAGGAAATTTTAGCCGCTTTAGATGCAAAATACTTAAAGGACAAAGAAGCATTAACTACTGAAACAAACGCTAAAATTGCAGCATCGGACAAAGAGGCAGCCGAGAAAAAACAAGCGTTATTAAATAGTCAATTAGACGCAGTTAAACAAGGATTGTCTTCAATTGCAAACATAGCTGAACTATTCGCGGGTAAAAGTAAAAAAAGTCAAAAACGAGCGTTTGACGTTCAAAAGGCTACTAACATAGCAACTGCAACAATAGATACTTTTATGTCCGCTCAAAGCGCTTATAAGTCGCTTATTGGCGTTCCCGTTGTTGGTCCAGTAATAGCACCATTAGCGGCTGCGGGTGCAATAGCAGCGGGTTTAATAAACATTAAGAAAATCAAAGCAACTCAATTTGAGGGCGGAACACCGCCAACGGATAGTAGCGTACCAACGCCAACGGGTGGCGAACCACAAGCACCCCAATTTAACGTTGTAGGAAATAACGGAATGAATCAACTTGCGCAATTACAACAACAACCGATTCAGGCTTATGTAGTAAGTTCCGAAATGACAAGCGCACAAGCACTCGAAAGGAATAGAATAAATAATGCAACAATTTAAAAAAACTTTAATTAAATAGATATGCGAATAGTAGAACTTATAATAGACGAACAGGACGAGCAAAGCGGAATCGACGCAATAAGCGTTGTAATGAGTCCAGCAATTGAATCTAATTTCATTCACTTGTCAAAACACGAAGTCGAACTCAAAGAAATAGACGCAGAAAAACGTATCTTAATGGGTGCGGCTTTAATTCCTAATAAACAAATTTACCGCAAAAACGAAAAGACAAAAGACGAATATTATATTTATTTTTCGGAAGCGACAATACGAAAAGCAAGTGAGTTGTTTTTAATGAACGCTAATCAAAATAATTCAACCTTAGAACATAGCACAAAATTAAAAGGAATGTCCGTTGTTGAAAGTTGGATAGTTGAGGGCGAAAACGACAAGTCAAAAAACTACGGGTTTAATTTTCCAAAAGGCACTTGGGTAATTTCAATGAAGGTAAACAACGACGAAATTTGGAACAAAGTAAAATTAGGCGAAGTAAAAGGATTTTCAATCGAGGGTTATTTTGCGGACAAATTAGAAATGAGTTTTCAAAACGACGAAGAAATTTTAGTTGAAAAAATTAAAGAAATAATTAAAAATGGCGAAGCAAACGGGCGCACAAAGTAACCTAAGAAAACCAAAAATTAAGCGTTCTGGCGTTCACGCGAAGACAAGAAATAGCGGGTTAAAGTCAAGCAAAAACTATAAAAAAAGTTACGCAAGACAAGGAAGATAAGAAAAACAAGAATACGTTTTAAAGCGGTTTTAACGCGATTTAACGAACTTTAATACTTTAACGATAGATTATACCTAAAACTAAAGATAATGGAAAATTCAATAAACATAAAGGTTTCCGAAGGGAAGAAAAAAGAAATTGACAGACCCCGTTCAAGTCCCGTTGGAGGTCGTCGTGGTTGTTTATGTAAGGACGGAAAGCGCTATTCTCGGAAGTGTTGCGACGGAAGTTTACAAGCTCAAGGAATCGGAAACGTAAACTAATTTTACAACAAAAAATAAACAATTAAATTATAATAATATGAACACACTAAAAACCATTTACGACAAATTAGGCGACAAGACCGAGCTAGCAAAACACGAAGTCGAGTTAGGTTTAATTCAAGAACTTGAAAGTTCTTCTAAAAACAATAATGATTTAGCGAATAAATTAGACAAAGAAGTAACTGATTTTTTTCGTTTAAAAAATTCGATTATTGGTATGTCATCAAAATTATTAAGCGATAATAACGCAATAACTGAAAAAATAAATAAAGCGTTAAAAGCAACAAAAGAATTAGGTGTTGAAAGTCCCGAATTATTTAAGTATTCAAAATATGCTTCAGACATAGCACTTTTATTAAAAGAAACTACAAATAAAATTAAATAAAAATCAAATATGAAAACAAGCGTAATTAATCAAATAAAAACTTTACTTGGAATGGACGTAAAGTTAGAACAAAGAAAAATGGCGGACGGCGTTACACTAATTGAAGCGGACGCGTTCGAAATGGACAACGAAGTTTTTGTTATTACTGAAGACGAACAAAAAATACCTGTTCCAATCGGCGAGTACGAAATGGAAGACGGAATGATTATGTCCGTAGTTGAAGAAGGTTTAATTGCTGATTACAAAGAAAAAGCAACCGAAGAAGAAGAAGCACCCGTTGCAGAAGAAGAAGTTGTCGAAGAAGAAGTTGAAGCAAAAAACGAAAACATAGCACCAAAGAAAACAATTGAAAGCGTAGTTAAAGAAACTTTCTTTACTGAAATGGAAAAACTAACAATTGAAAATAACGAGTTAAAAGCGAAGTTGGAATTATTAACCAAAGTTGACGCAGTTGCAGAAGAATCAACCGAACTTTCGGACATTAAACCAATTAGTTTCAACCCAGAGAATAACAAAGAAATTGAAGCCTTCCAATTTGGTTCTAAAAGACCACGTTCGGTAATGGATTCTATAATGGAAAAAATAAACAAATAATTACTAACATTTAAAAAAAAACAAAATGCCAAATCCAGTAACATCAGGTACTACTTACGCGGGCGAATTCGCGGGTAAATACATCGCAGCCGCTTTATTAAGCGCACCAACATTAGAACAAGGGGGGGTAACAATCCTTGCAAATTCAGGTTACAAAACAGTTTTACAAAAAGTAGGAACGGGTGCAATTGTATTCGACGCTTCTTGTGATTTTACAGCAAACGGAACAGTTACTTTAACTGAATCTATTTTAACAACAAAAGAACTACAAGTTAACGTACAACTATGTAAGTCCGACCTTTTCCAAACTTGGCAATCGGCTGAAATGGGATATTCGGCTTTTAGAACTTTGCCTAAAACTTTCGCTGACTTTTTAATTGCACACGTAGCAGAAAAAGTAGCGGCGGGTACTGAAACATCAATCTGGAGCGGAACAAACGTTACAGGTTCTTATTTAGGTTTAAAAGCGCAGTTAATCGCGGGTGGTTCGATTGCAGTATCTTCGCCTTTAGTTGGTAACGCATTAGACGTAACTACGGTTGTTGCGGAAATGGGACGTGCGGTTGACGCAATACCAGCTGCGGTTTATGGTAACGAAGGTTTACGCCTTTATGTTTCTCAAAAAATTGCTAAATTGTACGTTCGTGCTTTAGGTGGTTTTGGAGCTTCAGGTTTAGGAGGTTCAGGAACAAACGCACAAGGTACGCAATGGTTTACAAATGGTTCACTTTCGTTTGACGGTATTCCAATTTTTATGGCAAACGGACTTGGTGCAGACAATATGATTGCAACAACTGTTGATAATCTTTATTTTGGAACGGGTTTATTAAATGACCAAAACCTTGTAAAAACTATCGATATGGCTGACATTGACGGAAGTCAAAACGTTAGAGTAATTCTAAGATTTAACGCTGGAGTTGGAATTGGTTTCGCTGGCGACGCAGTTACTTACGGAGCATAACATTTAACGGGACGGGCAACCGTCCCTTATTATAAACAATACTAAAAACATACAAAATGGCTTGTGATATAACACTTGGACGCCTTGAACAATGCAAAGATATAGTAGGCGGATTATCAACTATTTATGTGCTCAATTATGGATTATACGACGCGGTTGCGGACGTTACCTATGTTGGTACAACGGACGAAATTTCGGCGATTGCTTTACCAGCATCAACACCGATTTACAAATTTGAATTAAAAGGTACAAACTCTTTTGAAACAACTATAACAAGTTCACGTGAAAACGGAACTACATTCTTTGAGCAAGTTTTAGCGATTATGCTAAAGAAACAAGACGTTGCTACGCACAAGCAAGTTAAGTTACTTACTTACGGAAGGCCAAACATTATTGTTCGCACAAATGCAAACCAATTCTTTATTGCAGGATTAGCAAGAGGAATGGACGTAACGGCAGGAACTATCGGAAACGGAGTAAACTTGGGTGATATGAACGGTTACGGATTGACTTTTACGGGGCAAGAGGCAGTACCCGCCAATTTCCTTGATTGTATTGACGAAGCTACATTAGCAACGTTATTAAACAACGCGGTAATTACGGTATAAAAGACGTTTTATTGGTTAAAACTAAAAGGGGGTTGCATTAGTGTAACCCTTTTTTTATGAAACAAAAACACGAAAATCTAATTATATTAATATGATAGTTTTAACTACAAATAATATTACAAGTCAAACCTTTAATTGTACGCCACGAGTTGGAACAATTACGGACTTGTTTATTACGGACGAAGCCGAAAACTTAACTATTAACGTTCCGATTATTTCACAAGGCGCATCAAGTTATTTTTATCAAATAGAAGCAATTTTTAACTTAACGGAAAATCGTTTTTATATGATTGAACTAAAAGACGCTTCAGGAAACAGGTTACTATTAGAAAAAGCATTTTGCACTAATCAATCTTTAGCGACGTTCTCAGTAAACAACGGGCAATATGTTTCGCATACATCAACCAACGAATTTATAATTTATGAATAATTACCACGTACTTAATTTATCGAGTTATACAACGCCAATAGTAGAAGAAACGAACCGCGAAAATTGGGTTGATTTCTTAACGGAAAACGGCGAACAATACTTTGATTTCTTAATTGACCGATATACGAATTCAACTACTAATAACGCAATAATAAACAATATTTGTAGATTAGTTTACGGACGTGGTTTGGGTGCGTTAGACGCTTCTAAAAAGGTAAACGAGTACGCACAAATGATGACGTTGTTTTCACGCGACGACGTGCGCAAAATGATTATTGACCGCAAAATGTTGGGGCAATTTGCTATTCAAATTCATTACTCAAAAGATAGAACGAAAATATTAAAGGCTTACCACATTCCAGTTAATTTATTACGAGCTGAAAAATGCAATAAAGAGGGCGAAATAGCGGGTTACTATTATTCGGACAATTGGAACGATACAAGACAATTCCCGCCTTTGCGTTATTCGGCGTTTGGATTCTCAAATGATAATGTAGAAATACTTTATTCTAAGCCTTATTCGGTTGGAATGAAATATTATAGTTACCCAGATTATCAAGGCGCAGTACCTTACGCTTTACTTGAACAAGAAATAGGCGATTATTTAATTAACGAAGTACAAAACGGATTTTCAGGAACTAAGGTTGTAAACTTTAATAACGGAGTGCCGAGCGAAGAACAACAATCAATCATTAGCCAAAAGGTATTAAATAAATTAACGGGTTCGCGCGGTCAAAAAGTAATTGTTGCGTTTAACGACAACGCGGAAAGTAAAACAACGGTTGAGGATATTCCATTAAACGACGCGCCAGAACACTATACATATTTAAGCGAAGAATGTTTACGTAAAATAATGCTTGGACACAACGTTACAAGTCCGTTATTATTTGGGGTTGCATCAACAAACGGATTTTCAAGCAATGCAGACGAATTAAAAAATAGTGCAATATTATTTGACAATATGGTTATACGGCCATTTCAAGAAGAACTATTAGACGCATTCGATACGATTTTACATTTTAACGGAATAAGTCTAAAACTATTTTTCAAAACATTACAACCTTTGGAATTTACGGACTTAGAAAACGCACAAACGGAAGAACAAATAGCAGAAGAAACAGGGACGGAATTAAGCGCAGACCCAAAAAGCGACGCACTTGCTCAAGCCTTAATTGATTTAGGCGAAGACGTAGACCCTGAATGGTTATTAATAGACGAAAACGCAGTTGATTACGACAACGACGACGACGAAAATCAATTACTAAGCAAAGAACCTAAACAAAGTTTTTTAAGCAAAGTTGTTAATTTAGTTTCTACGGGTTCGGCATTCCCAAACTCAAAGAGCGAACAAGACGAAAATATAGACGGGTTTCAGTTTATTACACGTTACGTTTATGCTGGGGAACAAAAGGAAAACGGACGGGCATTTTGTAGACAAATGATTTCGGCTAATAAGATTTATCGTAAAGAAGACATTATTAGAATGGAAACGCAAGTTGTAAACGCTGGATTAGGACCACGCGGAACTGATTTATATTCTATTTGGTTGCATAAAGGCGGAGCTAATTGTTATCATCGTTGGAACAAGCAAGTTTACGTTAATTTTTCAGGTTCAGGAATAGACGTTAATTCTCCAAAAGCAAAAAGGATAGCGGGAGCAAAAGCCGAAAAGTTTGGATATGTAATTAAGAACCCAAGTTTAGTTGCGACAAGACCAATAGACACACCAACACGAGGTTTTTTACCTAAAACTAAATAACAATGGCTGAAGCATTACTAATTTCAAGAAACGACATCGTTAAGTTTACCGCACTTAACGGAAATATAGATACGGATTCTTTTATACAATGGATTAAGGTTGCGCAAGATATTCACATACAAAATTATACGGGAACAAATTTACTTGATAAAATAAAAACCGATATAATAAATAATACTTTAGCGGGTAACTATTTAACGCTAACAAATATTTATTTGAAGCCAATGTTAATCCATTGGGCAATGGTCGAATATTTGCCTTTTTCGGCTTATACAATTGCTAATAAAGGAGTGTTCAAACATACGAGCGAAAACGCCACAAGCGTAGAAAAAAACGAAGTAGATTTCTTAGTTGAAAAGGAACGAATGATTGCACAAAATTATACCGAGCGTTTTATAACTTACATAAATTTTAACAATTCTTTGTTTCCAGAATATAGCACGAACTCAAACGCTGATATGTTTCCAAGTACTCAAAACAATTTCACAGGTTGGTATATATGAAAAAGAAGCACAAACCAAAAGAAACAAACATTAAAAAATTACTCGTTTATTTAACGAAACTAAACAAAGAAAAAAAATAACTATGGAACACTTACGAGCTTTGTCGGTTTTGTTTTTTGTCTTTGCTTATTTAACGGCGTTCACTATGTTTTTCGCAGACGCTTTGTTTTTGAAATTTGGCGGGGTTGCTTTATTCGCTTTTTTGTCGCATCAACTTGTTGAACAATACTACTTGAAAAAATGAAAATACAATTAACAATTTTACTTGCGTCAATTCAAAAATCAATGATTAAATTACTTGCGGTTGTTGGCGCATTCTTTTTGCCTATTTCGGGAATATTATTTTTAATTGGTTTTGCGATTTTATTAGATACGATTACAGGAATCTGGAAAGCAAAGAAATTAGGGTTACCGATTACGTCGCGTAAACTTTCGGCGGTTATTTCAAAACTATTCCTTTACGAAATCGCGGTTATTGGATTTTACTTAATTGACTTTTTTATTCTCAACGATATTATAATGAAATTCTTTTCCATTCCGTTAATGTTAACTAAGATACTTGCGTTAATATTAGTTTCAATTGAATGTATTTCTATTAATGAAAACTACTTTGCTATTCGCGGAATTTCAATCTGGAGTTCAATGAAAAATTTATTTGCACGTGCTAAAGAAATTAAAACCGATTTAGATGGAATTAGACATAACCAAGATAGTTCAAAAGAGATTATCTAACGAACAATTTTTTCAGGACTTTAACGAAAAAAAACAAATCTATTTACACCATACCGCTGGGGGTGGCAATCCAGTAGCCGTAGCTAATTACTTTCAACAAAAGGAAGGCAAAGTTGCAACGGCGTTTGTAATTGGCGAAAAGGGTACAATCGTTCAATTATTCAGTTCAAAGCATTGGGCGTATCATTTGGGGTTAAAACCTGAAGTGTTCGCAGAAATGGGCGTTACTTACCGAAGCCTAGATAAAATTTCAATTGGTATTGAAATATGCAATTACGGACCATTAAAAAAGCAAAACGGATATTTTATTAACTACGTTGGGGGACGAGTTGACCGCTCACAAGTAACCGAACTAAACGGAAAATACAAAGGGCATATATTCTGGCAGCGCTACACCGACGAACAAATCGAAAGCACACGTCAACTATTAGTTTACCTTTGCGACGCTTACGGAATTTCAAAGGAATATAACGATTCTATTTTTGACATAGATAAACGAGCGTTAAGAAGTGAAAACGGAATATTTACTCATAATTCAGTAAGGCACGACAAGTCGGATATTTACCCTTGTCCCAGAATGATTGAAATGTTAAAGAACTTATGAAAAAACTAATAGCCTTTTTAAGCGTTCTAACGATACTTAGTTGCTCAAGTGAACGCAAGGCACAATACCACTATCAAAAGGCGCTTAAACACGGCTTAAAATTGATTACGGATAGCGACACAATACGAGTTGTTAGTATTGATTCCTTTGCGGTGATACGAAATGATACGATTTATTGGGAAAAAATAATAACGTCAAAAGATACTATCGTTTTTTTTAAGAATGTTTACGTTCCAAAAACGCGTTGGGAAACTAAAAT